TTTGAATGAACCAGATGACTTTCTTAAGGTCCGCGAGACATTAACAAGAATTGGAGTTGCATCCCGTAAGGAAAAGAAACTCTATCAGTCTTGTCACATCCTGCATAAGCAAGGAAGATATTTTATCGTTCACTTTAAGGAGTTGTTTGCTCTGGATGGGAAGAGAGCGAATCTCACTGTGAACGACGTGCAGCGTCGTAATCGCATTACACGTCTTCTAGCAGACTGGGGACTTATCACCGTTGTAAACCCCGATAGCGTGGCGGATATCGCTCCTTTGAATCAAATCAAAGTTCTCCCTTACAAAGAAAAAGGTAATTGGGCGCTAGAACAAAAATACAATATCGGCAAAAAGACAAAGACTGAAGAGAGCGAATAAATAAGACTGAGACCTTTCGTGCGGTCTCTACAAAAGTCGGAAACCCTTATAAGGAGGTACGGTTGTTACCGTATCTCCTTTTTTTGTTTTCTGCTATAAATATACTTGATTGCCTTCGGGGATCACAAAACACAAACTCGCTTTTATAGGAGCTACCATAATGAGAACACTAGCACACTACGGTGCTGCGGATCTGGATCGCTTTGTCCGCGACATCGATAAGCATTCAATTGGATTGAATGAATGGTTTGATAAGCAACTCTCCACCACGGAAGACATTAATTATCCACCATACAATCTAGTTAAAGTAAATGAGAACACTTATACTCTAGAACTAGCACTTGCTGGATTCAGTAGTAATGAAGTTAAAGCATACACTGAGTCGGGTCAACTGTTCATAGAGGCAGCAAAGGAAGATACGGTAGAACGAGAGTATGTTCATCGTGGACTTGCTCTACGCTCCTTCAAACGCGCCTGGACGCTCTCTGAAGACGTTGAGGTAAGCAATGTGGAGTTCGTTGACGGCATCCTATCTGTGGTTCTAGACCGCATTGTTCCAGAGAAACATCAGAAGAAACTCTGGTTTGGTGCAGACTAAATAATCCATATCGTCGCCGCAGGGGTGCTACTGGCAAAATCCAGTGGACATCCCTCTTTTTTTGTGCTATGATATCCCTGATAGGAGGACTGTATGACTAAGAAGTCAAAGACCAAGAAAGATAACAAAGGTCGTGAGGAAACTTGGGAATGGGAAGAAACTTCTGAAACAAAGGAAGCAATCGCTAAACTCCACAAGACGATCTATGAATTGGAACTAAACGCACCTGATTATGGAGTTGGAAAATGAATGAAGACGCAAACTGTAAGATTCTCTACATGTCTAGTGGTGTGATTTTGATCAGTCAAATTGATGAAGTGACCTCTGAATTGGGATCACCCGACTGTAAACTGACAGAACCATTCATCATTAATGCCGATGGGACTCTATCTCCGTGGTTGGTTGACCTGTCTAATCAGAATACATTTATGATTCATTCAGATAAGGTCTTGACTATCGCTGAACCAACTGGTAAACTGAAAGACAAGTACGAAGGATTGCTGAAGTGAGGTTTTACACCAACGTCCAGATGATTGGCAACAATTTTCTGTTTCGTGGATATGAGAATGGAAGAAAGGTATCATATAAAGAAGAGTTTCAACCCACACTTTATGTAAAATCAAAGAAAGATAGTAAGTGGAAAACACTTGAAGGAGATAATGTAGAACCGATTCAACCTGGGTCGGTTCGGGATTGTCGTGAGTTTTATCGTAAGTATGATGATATTGACGGATTTAAAATCTATGGTCAAGATAGATATCTTTATCAATATATCTCGGATAAGTATCCAGAGGATGAGATTAAGTTTGATATCTCAAATATCAATCTTGTAACTATTGATATTGAGGTTCAGGCAGAGCATGGATTCCCAGATCCAGAATCTTGTTCTGAAGAGATGTTGACTATCTCTATTCAAGATTACAATACTAAGAAGATTACAACCTGGGGTCGTCATCAGTATGTTCCTACACAGGCAAATGTAACTTATCATCACTTCTCGGAAGAGGTTGCGATGCTAGAAGCATTTCTCTATTGGTGGCAACAGAACACGCCTGATGTGGTTACTGGTTGGAACTGTCGTCTATACGATATACCATACATGTGTGGACGTATCACCCGAATCATGGGTGAAAAGAAGATGAAGCAACTCTCACCTTGGGGACTGGTCACCCATGAAGAGATTCAAATCTCTGGTCGTCAGTTCAATATCTTTGACCTTCAAGGTGTCGCCACCCTTGACTACCTGGAACTTTATAAGAAGTTTACTTATAAGGCACAGGAATCCTATCGTTTGGATTATATTGCCGAGGTAGAACTGGGTCAGAAGAAACTGGACCATAGTGAGTTTGATACTTTTAAAGATTTCTATCGTGGTAACTGGAAGAAGTTTGTAGACTACAACATCGTTGACGTGGAACTTGTTGACCGGATGGAAGACAAGATGAAATTGATTGAGTTGGCATTGACGATGGCATATACTGCCAAGGTAAACTACAATGACGTGATGTTCCAGGTTCGCATGTGGGACACCATCATCTACAATTATCTGAAGAAGAGGAACATCGTTATTCCTCCTAGGGATAGGTCTGATAAGAGCGAGAAGTATGCTGGAGCATATGTAAAAGAACCCAAACCAGGTAAGTATGATTGGGTCGTGTCTTTTGACCTTAACTCTCTGTATCCTCACTTGATGATGCAGTATAATATTTCACCTGAAACTTTGATTGAGGAGAAGCATCCATCAGTTACTGTTGATAAAATTCTCAATAAAGAACTTACCTTTGAGATGTATAAAGATTATGCTGTGTGTGCTAATGGTGCCATGTATAGGAAGGACATTAAGGGTTTCCTGCCTGAATTGATGGAGAAGATGTATGCTGAACGAGTCATCTTTAAGAAACGAATGCTTACTGCCAAGCAGCAGTACGAGAAGACGCCTACTGTGGCACTTGAAAAGGAAATCGCTAGATGTAACAACATTCAAATGGCGAAGAAGATTGCTCTTAATAGTGCTTATGGCGCTATCGGTAATCAATATTTCAGGTACTTTAAGTTAGCAAATGCTGAAGCAATCACGCTTTCTGGGCAAACTTCTATCCGTTGGATTGAAAATCGTGTAAATGATTACATAAATAATCTACTCAAAACTAGTAGTATCGATTATGTTATCGCATCCGATACTGATTCAATCTATATTAATTTCGGACCTCTTGTTGATAAATTTTATAGTAGTCGTATTAGCGAGACGACTAAACTTGTGGAAATCATTAACACGATCTGTGAAGACAAGTTGGAACCGTTCATCGAATCCTGTTATCAAGACCTTGCGACGTATGTAAATGCCTACGAGCAGAAGATGCAGATGAAGCGAGAGAACATCGCTGAACGTGGCATCTGGACTGCCAAGAAGCGGTATATCCTCAACGTGTGGGATAGCGAGGGTGTGCGGTATGAAGAACCTAAACTTAAGATGATGGGTATTGAGGCAGTCAAATCATCTACTCCTGCTCCCTGTAGGAAGATGATTAAAGATGCCTTACATCTAATGATGAGCGGTACAGAAGATGAAGTAATTGACTTTATTGATGCTGCCAGGGTGAAGTTTAGAAAGATGTCCCCAGAAGAGATTGCTTTTCCAAGGTCAATTTCCGATGTGAATAAGCATAAGAACCATGCTACAATCTATGGAAAAGGTTGTCCCATGCATGTTCGTGGTGCTTTACTCTATAATTACTACATAAAGGAGAAGGGATTAACAAACAAATATTCTCTTATCAATAATGGTGAGAAGATTAAGTTTGTCGCATTGAAAAAGGCAAATCCAATTAGAGAGAATGTAATATCTTTCATCTCGGATTTCCCTCATGAGTTGGGTCTTGACAAGTATATCGATTATGATTTACAATTCAACAAGGCATTTTTAGAACCTGTGAAGGTCATACTTGACGCCATTGGATGGAACGTTGAGAAAGTTGTAAACCTTGAATTATTTTTCGCATAATGGATCTCCCTATTGATGATGAAGAACTCGCTATGATTGTTAATTCTATTGATTCTGATAGTGAACTTTTTAAAAAATTAAATATTATTATGGAGATTCGTCGGGACAATCCTGGCGGACCATACAAAAAGATTGCACGTGAAAACTTTGGGTTTGTTATTTAATGGATTTTCTAAAAGATATTGTAAAAGAGATTGGAGATGACTATACCAAACTCGCAAGAGACATCGACGACACAGAAACTTTCGTGGACACAGGTTCGTACATCTTTAACGGACTTTGTTCAGGTAGTATATTTGGTGGCGTATCTGGGAATAAGATTACTGCCATTGCTGGGGAGTCTAGCACTGGCAAAACTTTCTTCTCTCTCGCCGTTGTCAAAAATTTCCTTGATTCTAACCCTGACGGGTATTGTCTATATTTTGACACTGAAGCCGCTGTTAATAGGAATCTTATCGCAAGTCGGGGTATTGACCTTCAGAGACTTGTCGTTGTCAATGTCGTAACCATTGAAGAGTTCCGTACCAAGGCACTCAAAGCGGTAGACATTTATTTAAAAACCCCCATAGAGGATCGCAAACCATGTATGTTTGTGCTAGACTCATTGGGGATGCTCTCCACGGAGAAAGAAATCCGAGATGCTCTTGACGACAAACAGGTTCGCGACATGACCAAATCGCAACTTGTCAAGGGTGCTTTCAGGATGCTTACCTTGAAACTTGGTCAAGCAAATATTCCACTCTTAGTAACAAACCACACCTACGATGTCATCGGATCTTATGTCCCTACTAAGGAAATGGGAGGCGGCAGTGGCCTCAAGTATGCCGCGTCTACGATCATTTATCTCAGCAAGAAAAAAGAAAAGGATGGAACGGAAATTGTCGGAAATCTTATCAAGGCTAAGACGCACAAGTCGCGTTTGAGTAAGGAGAATAAAGATGTTACTATACGCCTCTATTACGATGAGCGTGGTCTTGATCGATATTATGGTCTTCTTGAACTCGGTGAGATTGGCGGACTTTGGAAAAACGTTGCTGGTCGATATGAGATAGATGGTAAGAAGGTGTATGCTAAAGCAATCTTGAAAGACCCTGAAACATACTTCACCGAAGACGTAATGGAAAAGTTGGATACTATTGCTAAGGAGGAGTTTTCCTACGGTTCATGAATGTACTTGACTTTGTTTTAAAAATTGATAATGTACTGCCAGATGAGATTTGTGATGAGTTAATCAAAGTTTTTGAAGAGAGTGAACATAAAGATAGATTAGAAAGGAAAGGATATCCAAACTGGACTAATCTTTTTATTTGTAATCACAATCCTAAAGCAGAAGAAAAACTCAACAATGTATACTTAGCAGTTGCTCGTAAGTATCAGGAATGGTTAGGCGAGTATGGTCTTTACTTCAATACAAGAGACTTTGATTTTGAAGGTTCTAATATAAAAAAGTATGTTGGTGGAACCGATGATGTATACAAGAGACATGCTGATGTAGGATGTGTTGATACAAGTCGGAGATTTGTTGCAATGTTATTCTATCTCAATGACGATTTTGAAGGTGGAGAGACTATCTTTTATCCTGAGATGTCAATTAGACCCAAGAAAGGATCTGTGATAGTATTTCCTCCGTACTGGATGTATCCTCATGAAGGCACCCCTGTAATCAAGGGTGAGAAATACATCATGTCAACATATTGTCTTTGGAATCATAAAGGAATTTAGAATGGACAAGATTGAGTTTTTAATTTTGAGAAACCTTCTTCACAATGAAGAGTTTTGGAGAAAGGTTATCCCTTTTGTGAAACCTGAATATTTTGAAGACGCTAATCAAAAGATCGTCTATGAGGAGATTCAGTCTTTTGTTACTCAATACAATGATATTCCTACCAAAGAGGTTCTGAATATTGAAGTTGAGAAACGCAATGATATCAATGAGCAGGTTTTTCAAGAGATTTCAAAAGTCATTAGTTGTCTTGACAGTGAACCTGTTGACCTAGAATGGTTGATGGATACTACCGAAAAATGGTGCCGTGATCGTGCTATATATCTGGCACTCCTTCAGTCAATCGGTATCGCTGATGGGAATGATGAGAAAAGAACACCTGATGCTATCCCCTCAATCTTGTCGGAAGCTCTTGCTGTCTCTTTTGATAATCACATTGGACATGACTACCTAGAAGATTATGAAGAGAGATATGATTCCTACAACAGGAAAGAATCCAGGATTCCGTTCGACCTTGAGTTCTTTAACAAGATCACAAAAGGTGGTCTTCCTAATAAAACAC